TCCAGCTCGAAATCTTTTTTGAATATCATTATAAAAATCTAAAATTGGCTGAGGAATATTTTCTTTTCTTAATTTATCTGTAATTGTGAATAATAATCTATCTTTGTTTAATCTTGCTTGTGTTGGTAATTTAGATTTATTACACTGTAAAACTTTTGCAGCAAGATTAGCTCTTGTTTTCTTTGTATCTAATCTATCTAAGTTAAATTCTTTGCAAATATCTATCTTAGATTCAAAGTAGTCTTTTCTATACTCAAATACTTTTTTTGTTGTTTCAACATCATATCTACAATATTTTATTACTTCCATAAATTCATCAGATGTTAAAGGTCTATCTAAATTAAAAGATACTGGAGTTTCAATTATATTCATACCCATATTACTTTCAATTTCTTTTAGACTAACTCCAGGTGGAAGCTCTTGCTTAGTATCTAATGTTGGTAACTGATTAGCTATTTTTTTATAAAAGCTTGTATTCTCACCATTAATAATAGATTGGGATAGTTTATATACTTCTCCTGGTGTCATATTCCTTGATACTATTCCTGCAAGTATCAAATCATCATAATTATGATTATTGAATCCTATTAAGCAATTTATATTATCCATTGTTTTTTTCAATAACTCAGGATCATTGTGTATTATTATTTCTTCATCTTGAGTGGTAATTATAACAACTAACCAATCACACATAAAAACTTCAAAGTCATAAAATCCAACTATATCTCTTCTCATTTATTTACCCTCCTTTCATAGAATAGTGAGGGAGAGTTAAACTCTCCCTTTTATTTTTCCTATACTTATTATTCTTGGAAAATAAATTTGAAGTTTTGGAATTCTTTTTTAGTTGTTAATTCTATAACTACATCTTTTCCAATTAGCTCATCATTTAATCTTTGTGCTAAAGCTACTTCATTAGCAAAGTCCATAGATGTTAATGCTTCTCCTGTTAAATTTAATATAATATTTATAAATTTTTTTAGGTTCATAGCTGCCATTTTTCCACTAAAGTATACATTTGCAAAATACTTTTTATTTTCATTTATTAAATTTACAGTAAATGAAAACCATTGAGTACCTTTTTCATTTTCCTTATATTCAAGTCCTTCTATAACTCCTTCATAAACTCCATCGGCTACAGAAAAATCTGTTTCCTTATCTCCTGCCTTCCAATCTTGTGCCTCTAATTCTGCCATGATATCTGCTATACTCATTATTTGTTACCTCCATCTTTATTTATATTATTTGTGTTATTTGTTGTCTTGCTTACATCTTCATTTTTTGTCGATGCTACTTGTTTAATAGCTGGTTTTATCTCAAAAACACCTTTTACTGTTTTTAAGATTCCAAGAATCTTTTTGTCTTTTATATCTTCTTCTTTGTATGCTTCTCTTTTGTTAGTGCATATTCTAATGTAATTACTTCCTATCTTTTTAGTTTGGATTGAGAAGTCACATCTACCCATACATGCATTTAATGGTTTTTGTCCTAAGCTAGGAGCTTGATACATTGTTTGCCCATTATTTTCAGATTTTTCTATTGAATGTGATATAAATATTACATTCATGTTCATTTGAGTTAATTCGATCATTAACTTCTTCCATACTGCATTGAATTTAGCATAACCTTTTCCAAAAGGAATATCTGCTAATGATTCAACTTTTGCTGCTTCACATATATGTATAGTTAACATAGTTTCAATATCATCTATCAAATCTATAATTACAGTCTTATATGTGTGTTTTTCATTTTTCAATGCTTCAATAACTTCTGCAAATTCTGTAAAGTTTTTAATTGCAACAGATGGAGTATTAACTTTTGTTGCATTCCCATCAGTATTAATTATTAATGGACTTTCAAATTCTCTTGCTAAGTAAGTTTTTCCTGACATTGATTCGCCCCATATTAAGAAGCTTTTTGGTGTAATGTCTGCCACCTTTGGTTCATTTGCTGGTAATTTAATCATTTTATATCCTCCTTATAATCCTAGTGCAGCAAGTGCTGACTTTTTACTATTATCTATATTTGTGTTGCTTATTATTTCTTCTTTAATTTCTTCCACTACATTTTTATCTGCTCTAACTGTTATTTTTACATAGCCTTTTACATTAGTTATTTTGTTATATTTTTTAGCTATTTCAGGTAATTCTTCTTTTAATTTTTTAGAATCAATTTTTTCACTTGTTGTAGGATTTATTTTTGTGATCATAAGATTATTTGTAACTATTGTTTTAACTCCTACATTATGCATTAATTCATATAATATTTCTCTTTGTGTTTTGGTCTCTTTTTCGATATCTTTAAGTCTAGCTAATTCTTTTTCCAGAACTGATAATTTATTTATAGTGTTGTTATATTCAACCAATTTATCATTGAAATAAAACTCTTCTTCTGTCATATTTGGATTTTCTTTTAATCTTTCTACATCACTCCAAAATTTTTCTGCTTTAGATAGTATTTGTTGTATCAATTTATCATCTCTTTTTATTTCCATCACAGATATTCTTTCTGGATCAAATTCTTGATTGAAATAATCATCTGTGTGTTGTGTTTCATAATTTAGCCCACTCCAGAAGTTCTCTGGTCTTTTGTATTGAACTAAATAACCTTTTTCAACATTAAATTGAAACATATACATTTGCATTTGTAATATATAATCATATACATCTTCATATGTTGTTTTGTCTCCAGCATTGGTTTTAATTTCTAGTAATAATCCTGCTTCTTTATCTAATCCATCACAATTAGATCTAAGTCCTAACTCTTCGTTAATGTTTGTATTTTCTTTGAATTTGAGTTCATAAATACTATTGATATAATCTCTTATTTGTGGTTCTAACAATTGACCATATCTAGTGTATTCATTTCCTTTAAAAGTAGCTGGAATAACTCCTGCTTTTTCTCTAGCTAATGTAAAACAATCTTTGAAAGGACTTACATTAAATAAAGCTGGCAAATCACTTCCACCTAGATATTTATTTCTGTTTTCTGTCACATTCTCTCCTGGAGTATGTGATATTAATTTTTCTTGTTCCATTCATATCCTCCTAAATCTTCTAAACTTAATAACTTATCTACAAAGTCTTTTTTGTCATCTAACCTTGTATAAACCTTTTCTTCTATTGTTCCTAGTCCAATGTACTTATAAACTGTTACTTTGTTTTTTTGACCTATCCTATAAGCTCTACCAATGGCTTGCTTATAGTCTTGATAACTCCAAGTAGGACTAAAAAATATTACTTCTGAATTATATTGAAGCTCTATCCCTGCCCCTCCCGCTTGAATTTGCACAAGAGTGGTTTTATTTTTTAGATTTTTGAAATCTTCAAAATTAGGTATTCTACTCATAGATCCACTGACTTCATAATCTACTTTTATTAATTCCTTTATAGCTTCAGCTTCTTTTTTAAAGTTATAGAAAATTAAGATATTAGAATCTGTTGATTCTCTAAACTCTTTTAAATATTCTAGTTTTTCATTAAATCCAGCATATTGTCTAAGTCCTGCTATAAATTTTGGAGAGCTATCATACAATTCATCTCCTAAAACTCTATCTTTTTTTATTGCTATATATTCATCTCCTGCTGCAAAATATTTTTCTTTAAATACTAAATCTGGCAAATCTAAACAGTCATTTTTATTAAGTGCTACACTACTTATAGCTTTCCAGCATTTATCAATGTATTCTGTATTCTTCCAAGCTACTATTTCATAAAATCCCATGTAGTTCATTTTCTTTATTGCGTTAGCTTTTTCATAACTATATCCACTAGCATATATTCCAAATATAGCCATATAGTTTCCTAAATCTTGATAACCATTACTTGCTGGTGTTGCACTTAATAGACAATAACCATAACAAGCCTTGCATAGTTTTAAAGCCAGTTTACTTCTTTGAGATTTCTTATAGTTTTTTATGTAATGACACTCATCAAATATTAAATAAGTATTCTTGTCTCCAGTGACATGCTTTAATCTACCATAACTAACAACTTCATAATCTATATTTGTTCCATAGTATTTATTGAAATTATTAACTTCTCTATCCCATCCACCTTCTTTAACTTTTTGAGCAGGTGCAATAATAATTAATCTTTTATCTTGTGCATGTTTATAAAAATGATGTATCGATAATATTGTTTTTCCAGTACCTGTTCCAAGTGGATAGATATAGTTTTTTAAACTCTTATCTAATAAATCTTTTTGATATTGGTATAGCATCATAGCAATTTAGCCTCCTTTAATATCTGTAAAAATTCTTCTATGCTACTAGCTACACCAGCAACACCTCTACTATCTTTTATCTTTTGTATTTGAGCTTTTTGTAATTCAGAAACAATTCCACCATCGTTTCTTTTAACTTCTATGGCTACAAATTTTCCTTTGACACAAGCTATAATGTCTGGTACTCCTGTTTTTTGAAATGGTCCACCATGCACTTTAAAGTACCAATGGTTATTTTGTTCTAACCATTTTTTTATTTTGTTTTCTACTTGTTTTTCTAACATCTAATCTCCTTTATATTGCATAATTCCATAAGTTTTTAATAGGTATAGTTAATGGCTCACCTGTTAGAACATTTGATAAAACAGCAAT